GTCAAGATGTTGTCAACACGGAAGATTCTGTAGTACTGGTTAGTCTTCGCTTTTGCTAGACCGTCAGCAGGTGTAGAACCTACGAATGGGTTTGACGCCATACCGTAACGTGTTTTGAACCCGATACGTGGCTGGAAGTCATTCTCACCAACTGCACGGACCATTGTTAGTGGTACGTATGGGCAATAGAATAGACCAGCGTCATATGGGTTAGTACCTTTGTAACCAACGTTTACATAATCGGTTGTTGCATATGGGTCGATGTATACACGGATACGACCGTTTAGAACACCAGCAAATGTGTTACCTGTGTCATCAACGTTCAAGTTTGTTGAAAGCGCTGGAGTATAGTCTAGCATGCCTGAGGCTGCCAAAGCTGTCGCAACGTCTGAAGAACAAACTACGAAGTTACCTTTACCGCGACGTGTTTCTTTTGCGATTACGTTTGCTTCACGATCTAGTTGTACACCAAGACCTTTGAACTTCTCAGCTGACCAACGACCATCAGCATCTGATGACAAGTCAAAGATACCTTGAGTTGTAATGTTGGTTGTGCGAGCACCAATCTTAGCTTGTGAGTTGATTGTACGGATTACTTCACGGTTGATTTCCGCAAGAATCTCTGTGGACAGAATGTTTGCCAACTCTGTCTCTGCATCAAGACCGTGAATCGCTTTCAAGTCTTGTGCTAGTTCTAGAGTATATTCTGCTTTCAACGCACGTGACTTCGCAGTCACAGTTGCTTTGTCGATTGAGAAACCCATTTCACCGAAGTTACCACCAGTGTTACCTAGTGCTTCAGCTTCTGCAGTTGATAGAAGGTCAAGACCTGCAAGAGGATCAACACGTTGATCATCAAGGTTAGAGTCTTGGCTAGCTGAATCGATACCTGCTAGACCTGAAGGACCTGCTGAACCGTTGCCTGTTGTGCCTGAATCACCTGAGAAGTTGATTGCTGCTTCGTTGAACAGTGCTTCGTCATCTACAGAAACGCCTGCACGAGTAGTTTTGTACTTCGACTTCATTGCGAAGATCAAACCAGTCGGGCCAGTCATTGGCTGAACGCCAGCAACGTCATAAGCCATTAGGTTAGGCATTGCACGGCGAACAAGTGAAATCAGAACTGGATTCCAGTTGTCAACGTTGCCTGTGTTGTTAGCAGGAGTTTCTGCAAGGTAGTGTGCCTTTGATGCTTCTTCTGCTAGTGCACGTTCTTGGTTTTCTAGAACTGCTGCGGTTACCGCTTTGCGGTGCTTGTCTTGAATGGTACCAGCAGATTCTTCGTTAAGAACTGGTGCCCACTTTTCGACCAAACGATCATAAGTTTCCATTGTGGATCCCCTTACTTGGATGTTTTTCTAATTGCTTGAAGATATGTTTCCATCATTGACGAAACTTCTGCAGGTGTTGAACCTTCTTCTGTTTCTTCAGTGATATCTCCAGTGGTTACAGTTTTGGTTGAGAAATATGATTCCTTGACAGTAGCAACTTTCTTAGCGAAAGCTTCCTCTGATTCAAAATCAACGTTCTCTACGAGTGACTTCAACTTCTCAACTTGAGTCTCGGCAAGACCATGAGCATGCTCAAGGACAATTGCGTCACGCTTGTACTGAACCAATTCCTCGGCCAGTGCCATAGCGTCCTCTGTGGCTTTGTTGAACTTTTCTTCGAGTTCAGCATTGGCTTCTGCCAATTCATCCACAACATCGATTTTGCTCTCAGGCACTTCGATGTAATGTTCCTCGAATACTGTGTGCAATGACTTCATAAAGCCTTCTGCAATCTCGGCACGTAGACCTGCTTCGACTGCAAGACGGTTTTCTTCCATCCATTGCTCAACAACGTAGTTAAGATAGCCGTCAACTTTTTCGACAAGTTCATTACGGATACCCGCAACTTGCTCGTCGAGTTGAGTTGCATATTCCTCTTCAAGACGATTAACTTCTTCTGCAAGGTGTGACTTAACTGCAGCTTCAAAAATAGTTGCAGCTTTATCCTTGAACTCTTCTGACAGAGTTGCTTCACCTTCCACAAGTGCGTTAAGGTCTGCTGAGAAATCAGCATCAATCTCAATTGACTCAGCCTTAACATTTGTGTTAGGGCTTGTTTTCTGCATAGAAGCAGTATGCTTGTCTGGATCTCCTGTTTTCAGCGTATCTGCAGCCATTGCGTTTGACTTATCGCCTTTACGCTTTTTGGCTGTAGGGGCTTTACCCTCTGCCGCTTTAACAGAATCTACAGACTGTGCTTCCGCATTCTTAGGATCATGAGCTTCTTCGATTTCCTCGTCTAGCTCAACATCCTG